CGGCCAGTTCGCCGTGATGACGGTGGCGCTGTAGTCGCGGCGGTCGAGGGGGTCGTCGCCCTCGGTGGACACCATATAGCCGGACTCGGGGCCGCCGGCCACCATGGTGTCGCCGTCCCAGCTGGCGCCTAGTTCGGCGTTGCACGCGTCAGCCACCCGGGTCATGCGTTCTACGCCGTCGGTGTCGATGATCTGTTTGACCATGTTCGCCCAGTTGCGGCGGTTGATGACTACGTTGCTCATGTCAGCTACCCGCCGGGATGGGCCACGCGCCGACGCGCTTCAACTTGACGAGGCCGCCGGCCGGCCAGCCGTGAAAGCCGAGGGTCCAGTCCTGCACGCCGACCACCTCGAACACGTTGGGGGCCTCGAGGTCATGCGGCATGGGCACCACTAGTTTGTCGCCGACGGTCGGCAGCCAGCCGGCCGGCAAATACACGTCGAGGTCCCAATCGACCGCGTTGTTCTGGTCGGACACGCCGGCGCTCGAGCCGGCCGGCGCGAACGCGATCACGGGCCGGGTTTTCGGCTCGAGGGTGTAGACCTCGGTCGGGTTGCCGAGGCCGTCGTCGCCGCCGGCGGTCTTGTCCACGTGTAGCACGTGGTACGGGGTGGGGAACGTCACGGCTACCATCCGGCTTTACCCTCCCAGAGGGCGGCCGCGTTGGTCAGGACCGCGCCGCAGCTGCAGTATTGCGCCCCGAACCGCAGCGAACAGATGTCCGCGTGCTCTTGCTGGCCGGCGTCGAGGTACGTATCGACCGCGTACGCGCCGCCGCCGGTCGAGTCCCTGCACATGGATTGCAGCTGCTCAATTTCCGACGGCTGGAACATGCCTCGGCGGGGTATGCGGGTGTCCAGGCCCGCGCCGTACGGGCCGGCGGTCAGCTGTTGGACCGATCCGCTGCCGGCCTCATTCCAGCGCAGCACAGCGCCACGTAGGACCGCTTTCGCCGCGTCGGGGTGTTTGAAGTCGGCCTCGGCGATGCACGGGGCCAGCAGCACCGCCATAGCCAACGCGTCCGCGATCATGGCCTCGGCTTTCGCCGGCTCGATGGTGGCGAACGGGGCCAGATCAGCCGGCGTTATCTCCACTGTCATCAGGGGGGGCCTTCCGTCGGCGGGTCTTCTTCGGGGCCTCGGCGGGGGCCGGCTCGGGCGGGGTGTCGATGTCTACCGGCACCCAGCCGTCGCCGAGGCGTCCCGCGTAGGCCGGCGCGGCTTTGACTACCACGCCGGTCCTACTGTTGCGGAATGCCTGCACCGCGTTTAGGTCTTGTCCTCGATGACCGCGAAACGGTCGGGGAACACGTACCAGCCGTAAACGATTTCCAGGCGTAGCGCGATCTGGTTGTTGCGCTTGAGGTCGCCGTCGCCGTCGGGGTCACCAAACTTGATGACCTCAACAGGGATATCGCGCTGCACGCCCCACCGGATACCGCTGTTGAAGTCGCCGAGGATGGCCCGAACCTTGGTGTCGGCCGCCTCGGGGCGGCCCGACACGGTGTTGCCAACGGCCGCAGTCAGCCCGTTGAACACGGTCAGGCCCTGGCCCCAGCCCAGTTCGGGGAACTTCTTACGGCCGTCGGTGTAGCGGGCCGTCGCCAACGTCCACGCGTAGGACGGGTCCATGGCGATGCCGTTGACCGCGTACTGGTCGCCGATGACGAGGCCGGCGGCCGTTTCCACGTCGATATCCGCGCCGGCGGTCGCGATTTCGTGGCGCTTGGTCGTCTTGTTCAGGTAGTTGTCCCATGCGCCGATTTCCGTGCCCGACAGCGGGTTGATGCGGTAGTACAGGCCGAGGTCGAGCGCCCGCGCGAGGGCGGTTGCGCCGGCGTCGGCGAGGGTGGACAGAACGCCCAGCTGAAAGTCCTGATCGGCCCACTGCACTTCTTCGTTGAACCGCATCGTGACCTGCGCCTTGTGGGGCACTGCGGTCACCACGCCGAAACCGGCCGAGGTCGAAGACTTTTGGCCGCCTTCCTCGACAAACTCGGCCTTCGGCGCATCCGAAAACGTGATGATGTCCACGTTGCCGAACCGCATGGGTTCACGGCCGGACAGCGCCGCCACGGTCGAGCCGGTCGTCGCCTTCTTCACCATGCCGTCCGCGATCACGCGGGGCAGGTTCTTGATGTTGTCAGTGCCAAACGGGGCCGGGTTGGCCGCTGGTTCGGTCATGGTCAATGCCTACTTTCGTCTGTATGTCAGCCCGTGAATAGTTGCTGCGCGAACGCAGCCTCGGGGCTAGATGGAGGTGCTGCCGGTGATGCGCCCTCGCGCGGGACATGGTTCGCCGTTTTCGTGGCTCCGCTGGCAACTAGCCGCGCCGCCTGCTTGCGTAACAGGTCGGGGTCGTCTGCTGTGAGGAACAGAGCGGCGTCGTCAGGGTCGAAGTCGTGCATATCTATGAGGTGCTCCCGCAGTATCGCCGCCACCTTGGCCGGCACCGAGGCTAGTTCGGCGTCGGCCTTAGCCAGCCGGTCGGCTGTCTTTTCGGCTTCGGTTTTGCTGGCGTCTTCCAGTTCGGCGAGGCGTTTGACGGCCTCGGCGTTCCCCTTAGCCTCGGCGCGGTAGCGGGCCGCTTCGCGGCGTAGCTTGTTCACGTAGTCCGCGTCGAACTGCTTAGGCGCGGCCTCGCCATCCTGTGGCTCGAGGTCGCTGTCGGGGGTGTCTGGTGACTCGGTTGCTTCGCTCATAGGTGTGAAAACAGCCCTTCGAGGGTCGTCGCATGTGGCCGTCGAGGCCGACGCGCGGATTACGCGCCACCAGCGGCCGCCCGGGCCACTGTCGCCACCATCATAAGCTGCGGTTCGCGTTTAACCACGCTTGTCGGGCCGGGGAATTGTCGAGCATGTCGAGCAGCATCCGTTTGTAGCCGAGCATCCATGCTGTGGCGAGTGCGCCCTGGCCGGCGTACGGGTTGGGGGTGCCCGGGTCGGCGGCGCGGCCCTCGAGGGCGGCGAACTTGATGTCGTCGGCGGTCATTGGAGGTAGTCGCCTTGCCGGGTCAGGTCGAGCACGTCCGTGCCGTCGAGGATGGCTTGCCGCATGACCGGGCGGGTGACGCGGCCGCCGCGCGCGTCGAACCACGCCGCCATTTCCTCGGACATGACTTTACGGGCCGTGGCGTCGTTGACGGTCCAGAGGTTCATGGGGTCGAACGTGCCCACATACTGCCGTTTCAGCATGTAGCCGTTCGTTGCGGCCTCGGCTTCCCAGAACTGTTCGGCGGCGAGTTTCGCGTGCACTTCGCCCACTAGCTCATCGAAGCCGGCCCCAGTGTGGCCGTCGGCGCGGGCGCTGGCGATGAAGTTGCGGCGGCGCACCTTATCGACGGTAATGCCGAACGCCTCGGCCTCGGCCTCGTCGGGTGCCCAACCGTCCTCGATGAGGGCCAGGACCTTATCGTTTTTCGCGGCCATGTCGGCGGCCGCTGCGGCGGCTTTGGCTTGCTGCGCCGCCTCGAGCTTGTCGGCTTTGGCGAACAGCTTGTCGGCGAGGGCGTCGTCGCCGTCCTCGAGGGCTTTGGTCGCCTCGGCCAGCACGCGGTCCACTTCGTCGGCCACGGCCGCCGGCTTCGCGGCCTCTTTGGCTAGCTCGTCGGTGATGGCGAACGGGTTGCTGATCGGTTCCCGGGCGGCCGGCGCGGCCGGCTTCGGTTTCGGCGCTGCCTTGGGGGCCGGCGGGGTGCGCGGCGGGGCCGGCACCGGCGCGTCGAGGTCCTGCGGCAGGTCGGCGAACTTCGTGCCTTCGTTGTCTTTGATCCACTGCCGGGTAGCTTTGCGCTGCGATTCGCTGATCTTGCGCTGCGACGGCTTGTACGGGCGCACCGCGAGGCGCTGGCCGGTCCATGACGCGGCGGCCGAGCATTTGCAGCGGTCATGGGCGCTGAACCGTGCGCCGGCCTTGCTGTAGACGCGGCCACGGGCGGCCAGCAGCTTGCAGAACGTGCACGCGTCGCCGGACGCGATGCGGACCCAGCCGCGCGCGCCGGGGTCGCGGTAACTGTTGGTGGTGATGGTGTCGCGGCCGGCGTCGGCGACGCGCCGGACGAGGCCGCCCTCGAGGCGGTGCCGCACCTCGGTCAGCGCGGCCGCCTCGAGGCCCGGGGCGGCCTTGCGGAACGGTTGCGTAGCCCAGCCGGCCAGGGCTTGCGCCCCTCGGTCGCCTACCGGGTCGATGTGGGCCACATAGTTGCCGGCCACGCCGGCCTCGGCGCGGTCGAGGTCATACCAGTCGGCGGCGGCCGCTGCGGCGGCTTCGCCGTACACCTCGACGGTCGCCGGCAGGGTGTCCATCAGCGCCGGGTACACCTCGGCCGGCGGCAGCAGCAGGACGGGGGCCACAGCCCGGGTTGCGGCGTCGGTCGTGGCGGTGATCGCGTCAGCTAGCGGCGGCGGCACTCGGGACCTCGGCGGCGGGGGCCGGCTCGGGCGCGGCTACCGTCGCGGCGGCGGCGGCGATGCGGTCGAGGGTGGCTCGGCCGGCGGCGCGGCGGCGTTCGGACATGGCCCGCTGTACTTGCTGCTCGGTCAGGCCCAGCAACTCGAGGCCCACCTCAGTCTCGGCCAGCCACGGCACGGCCGCCAGCTGCTTGCTGCCGGCGTCGGCGGCCGCCGCGCGGGTCAGATATACCGGGTTGCGCCATTTACAGTCGATAGAGCCGAACGCCTCGGGGATCCCCCGCTCACTGTTGGCGATTGCCAGCGCCCGGGCGAACGCCCGCGCGAGGGGCGGCGTCCAATCGTCGGTAGCGCCCTCGGCCTCGGCGATCAGGTCCTCGCGCGACGCGATGTAGCTGTCGGCCGAGGTGGGGTTACTCATGTCGGACACGCCCAGACTGGTCAGGGGTATCGACGTTTCGCCGCTGAACGATTGCGCCAGCTGTTTGAACTGTTCGATGTGGGGCTGCGGCGTTTGGGCTTGAAACTGTTTTACGTCCGCGCGGGGGTTCTCCTGCGTTTCGTCGTCGGACAGGGCGAACACGCGGCCGAGGGCGATCTTCCACGCCGGCTTGAGGCTGCCGTCGGGGTTGCGAAACACGCCCTCGTCAGCGCCGAGCAGCACCAGTTGCGGGAAGCTGTACACGTCCGCGTGGCCCTCCATGCGGATCGCGCACCGCAGCGCCCGATCATGCAGCGACATGACGGGCCGGCTGATCCGCGACGCGCCGAGGGGGCGGGCCTGCCGGGGGTGGTAGGTGAGGGCCTCGCACGGCACGCCCCAGCTGTGGCGGGTCCGTTCGACGGTCCACCGGCCGGTAGCGCCGATTTCGGCGGTGATCGTTTCGCCGTCGAGGTACAGGGTCAGCGCGGTCGGGTCGCCCGTTTCGAGGTGCCGTTGCGTGATTGAGAGCAGGTTATCGAGGCGGCGGGTGCGAAAGTTCCACTCGCCGGTGGCGTTGGTGGCGTCCTTGACGTGAATCAGGGCGCGGGGTTCCCCCGTACCGCCGACGGTGTTGACCAGGAAACTAACGCCGTGAATCAGGCTCGATACCAGCGCCGATGAGGCTTCGCTGCCGAGCCAGTTGTCGGTCCAGACCTTATCTGCGCCGAGCGCGTCGAGGTCGCCGTCAGTCCAGATGAAACCCTCGAGGTTGCAGCGCCGCGCGAGGGTGTCCACGGCCTTCGCGGACCAGCCGAGGACTATCGCGGCCCGCAGATACTCGGGCGGGATGATCGAGCCGACCGAGCGCACCGCGTGTTTGCCGTCGTAGTAGCTCGAGCGCAACAGGTTGCGGTCGGCGTGGCCGGCGAGTTTGTCGAGCAGCCCGTTAATGGTGCGGTTGATGTCGTCGCCGACACCGGGCAACGTCACGGTCTTGGTCACAGGACTAGAACCTCTCGTCGTTGGCGGGTGGGCCGGCCGAGCTTCTCCGACGCGCCGAACAGTGCAAGCGTAACGGCCACTAGGGGATAGATCGAGCAAGTCGGGTCGCGTCGGTCCCATCCCCAGCCGCCGGCGTCGCGGATCGGCCGGCGGCGGGCACCGAACAGCGCCGCGTCGAGGCGGGGCTGGCCGGCGTGGGTCAGGGTGTCCGTTTCGAGCCGGTTCTCGAACTGGCCGCACGCGGCCGCCATGTTGATGCTCGAGGTGGTCTTGACGGTCAGCCGGCGGGCCTTCAGTTCGGCCGCCAGCGACGCGGCGGGGCTAGCGGAATCGACCACTATCGGCGTCCGGCGGGCCGCCGAGCCGGCCAGCCAGTCGAGGGCTTGCGCCGGATCCGAGCCGGCCCACACTTCCTCGACGTGCGCCGTCCCGTCGATGGCCCAGCACGCCCCGATGCTGATATCGCGGCCGTGGGACATGTCCAGGCCCAGCGCCGCCGGCGCGGTTCCCTCGGCCGGCCCGGGGTCGGCCAGCGCCCGCCAGCGAGACTCGGAGATGATCGGTTGATGCACTGACGCTTTGTCGAAGATGCCGAGGGCCTCACGCCGGAACGATTCGTCGGACAGGTTTTTACGCATCCGCTGAATAGCGCGCTCCGAGGTGCGGTGCGGGTAGGACGGGTTCGCTTTCGCCAGCTGCTCGCGGTCGTCCAGGTCGGCGTCCTCGTCGGCCGAGAACTCGATATAGAGCGTCGAGGGGGCCTGCCCGTCGAGGGCCTCTTGCCGCAGCATGGTGAACACTTCGCCCGGGTCGGTCGGCCGGGGTGGGGTGCCCATGATGACTACTAGCGGGTTCACGGCCGCGTTCATCGTCGGTATGAGGTCGTCCATGGCCCGTGTGGTCAGGCGTTGGCCCTCGTCAAGTATCAACATGCCGACCTTGGCGAAACCGAGGCCGAAACCGTTCTCGCGGGCACCGAACAGGATTCGCGAGCCGTTGCGGAACTCGACGGCTTCCTCGCCGTTCGCGTTGGCGATCCGGTCCACGTGCGGGGCCACCTCGGGCAGCCGGGTTAACGCCTTCATGGCGTTGAACATCTCCCGCGACGTTTTGAAGCGGTGCGCCGTCCATATCACGGTCAGCCCGGGTTGCCGCAGCGCCTTACCGAACGCTATCGCGCCCAGCAGGAACGTCTTGCCGACCTGCCGGGGTATCGACATCACCACAGTGTCGGCGGCGTACAGGCCGAGGGCGTCGGTGGCGAGGATCAGCCGGCCCGCGCCGTCCTGCCACTCATCGAACAGCATTCCCATGCCGGCGCACGTATCCCGCACACCAGGCCACTCGGTGGCCTCGATGCCGGCCGGGATGATGACGTGGCGGGCTACTTCAGATAGCCGAGGCATCCCACGCCTCGCGGCCGTCGCCGCCGCGCGGGGCCGGCGCTGGCCCGATACGGCCTTCGGCCGCGTCGAGCGCCCGTAGCTCTTTGCACACGTCGAGTTGCCGGTTAACGAGGGTGCCGAGCGCGTGCGCCGGCGTCGCCGGGTCATCGAGCCGCTCGGCCAGGACCCGCCGCATTTCGATGAGCAGCGCCCGTTCGTCGCCGGACTCGGCGGCGGCCAGCACACCAGAATCGCCGGCCGGGTCAGCCGGCACGGCCCTCAGTTCAGTTGCCATACCGATTAGCGTAACGCTCACCGCGCCGAGCGTGCCGTTAGTCTTCGGCTCGGTCAGCCCGCCGGTCGAGCCGCTCGGCGCGTTTCGTCGCTCGAGCAGCCCGCGCCGCCGCGTTATCGGCCTTCAGCCGGCGCGCCGCAGCCCGGGACTGCCGGCGGTCAGCCCGCCGCGCTTTCGCCGCCGCGAGCCGCTCCCGCAAACCGCCGAACAGGCCCATTTACTTGCTGGTCTTGGGGATATCGGGCTTGTCGCCCTTGCCCGGGTCGGCGAAACCGGGCTTTTCGGTCACCTTGCCGGCCTCGGGCTTCAGTTCGCCCTTGTTCGGGTCAGGAAACTCGGGCTTCTCGGGCGTCTTCGCCGGCGGCTTGTCGAGGTCCTTCGGCCCGACATACGGCACGGTCGAGTATTCCGGCTTATCCGGCTGCTTACCCGGGCCGAGCACCGGCTTATCCTTCGGCTTCGATCCCTCCGAGGGGGCCGCCTGCAGCTTCTCGAGCGCGCCTGTCAGCTGCGCCGTCAACTGCGCCTGCAGCGCGGCGGCCTGCTCGGCGTCCGTCGCCGCGTCCGTCGCCACCAGCTGCGTATTGGTCGCCACGGCCGCCTTCAGGTCGGCGGCGTACTGGTCACGCTCGGCCTTCAGCTGCTCGGCGTACTCCACCCACGCATTTACCGCGTCATCGAACTGGCCCACGATTCGCTCCACTCTGCCCATGAGGGCCACAGTGGCCCCGAATTGAACGGCCCACAGCACACCAGCGACAAGGCCGACGATCAGCCAGCCAGTAGTGGACACGCCTACCACACTAACCCGCCGAGGGCGCGCCGGCGGTGAACACTCGCCGAACAGGCCCATACTCGAGGAATGCGGCGGCACCGCCACCTCGAGATATGGGCACGGCACGCCCTCGAGGCCGTCACGTGGGCCAGCCTGCCGGCCATCCTCGCCCTCGGCTACAGCGCCGGCATCTGCGCCGCCGTCGCCGCGTGGCTCGGCCTCAGCCTCACGTGGGCCGCCCTCGCCGTCCTCGCCGTGTGGGCCGAGGGCCTGTAGCCGGCCGCCCTGCCCGCCAGGTTTAGACATGGTGTCTAACCCCCGCGTGCTTCGAGGGCGGCGATCCCGGCCACCCGGGGGCCGCTCGATTTCACGGGGAGGCACGCGCCTCA